TATGTTTCTTATTGTTGTTTGTTTTTTTTTTTTTTTCAAGCAGAAGACGGCATACGAGATACATCGGTGACTGGAGTTCAGACGTGTGCTCTTCCGATCTCTTTAGGGTTCCTTTGGTTGTGTAAAGCCATTTGATTTGTGGTTCTAAGTCAGCAACCTTTTCCCATGCTACCATCTTCTTATCTACATCCCAATCATAACCACCAAATAAAACAGGTTTCTTTTTTTTAATTTCATTTTCTGAATATAGTTCACCTTTTTTGTTTTTGGTTCTGATTTGCATTAATTCTGGATAAGCAAATGCTCTTGAATCATAAGATGAAATGTATTCTGGTACTATACCTAATACACTATATACTGACCTAGACACCATACCGTTAAATCTAAGTAGTGTTGCTACCGTATTAACGTTATTAGACCTAAGTAATGGCTCTTCTATTATAACTCTTGTGATACCAACATCAACATACTTATTTAGAAATTCATTTTCGAAAATATTTGCTTTTTCGAATAATTCTTGCATCTTAGTTTCTGGTTTTGGTTTAACATTTGGTGTTACATGATGTAGTAATTTTAATTTACCTTCACCATCAACATCTTCAAATAATGCAATACCGATTGTTTTCGTGCTCACGTCAAGACCAAGAATCAACTCATTTTTATTCTCTTTAATACTCATATGTTTAAAACTTTTTTCTAAATATAATTTAGAATTCTTAAAACTAAACCTTATACTGTTATTTTAATTCCAAATGATGCAAAACCATCTGTTGTTTTAATAACATGTCTATCAAACTTACCGTATGCTATTAATCTATTTCGATTATCATATAATCCAATCTCACTAATTCTAACTGAGTCACCAACTGTCCAAGTAGGGTTTGTTGAACTTCCAAACTCACCTCTACCAGCAACACATGTGATATTTTGTATTACATTTGTTGATACACTATTTAAAGTTACACTAGTTCCAGTTGTTGCACTGTAACTTGAATTAAATGAATCTACAATCGTTGGTTCTGTAATGACTAAAAGACCCTTATCTAAATAAGCAATACCTACGACAGTATCAGCCGTTGCAGAAAGATTAGTGTTGGTACGTAGATTATATAATCTCTTTTTATTAACAGAGAATGGTTTGTTAGTACCAAAACCTGTGGACCAACTAAGTGATGTATCACCACCATTAGGTTTTAGAATATCATCACTAACTAGGAAACCTAAAGATGTACCTAACCCAATAGTTTGTTTTGATGAGTCTTTATATGTTGCATCTAAAGTACTTAAATTAGTACCTCTGTTTTGGAATGTACTGTATATTGTATATGATGATGCACTAGTTGTTAAATCTAATTTAATTTCTTTACCATCTAAATTTTCACCATATTGTGAATTATCAATAGCAATAATTAAAATTTTATCATTAGCGAACCCACTTAGTCCAGTATCAGACCAACCACCCTTCTCAAATGTAGTTGCAGTATATGTAGCCTTTTCAGCTTCAGTTAAAGGTAAGCCAAAACTAGTGAATAAGTTAGTTAATGAATCTGTATTCACATCATTTCTATCAACCACTACTTGAGTTATGTTCGTACCACTGACATCTACATTTTGACCTAGGTTTTGAAGGACTCTAGTAACGTTTATTGATGCCGCATCTACAGATTTTAAATTACCACCTAAACCATTTGTCATTAATGGAAATTTAATAGTAGTATCATTACCGACACTATTACTAGAGGTGTTATTAAGACCTAAGTTACCACCTAAAGATGGTACAGTACCACTACTTAAAGCATCTACTGCATCGTAATTAGCATCTGAATCACCTAATGCAAACTTTGTGATTAGGTTATTAGTATTAGTCACCAATAATTGTCTCCCTAACGGAGTTAATTTAGCGATAAGTGTTGTCGTTGTTGCTGTTTTTTGATATCCCATATTAAAAATCCATACTTAATTCTAGCATTATTGTATTCCCAGCTATTAATTTAGTTGGTTTACTAAGTTTACCGATGATAACTAGATTTTTATTAGAGTCATAAACCCCAACTTCCGAAACCATAATATCTGGTGGGTTAGTTGAAGCATCTTTACTTCTAGTTACGTTACCTGTTGTGTCAAACTCCCCAGCGTTAACGGTTATTGGGAAGAATGTTTTATATATTGTAGCACCAATATAAGTCTCTATGTTTCCATAGAAGAATCTTTCATCACCGAATTGTAAATCAGTCGGTGAAGTTTTAGGTGCCATATCTAATATCTGAGTTAAATCAAATATTGTTGATGCAGTGTTGGTTAATTCAGTAATAACGAATCCGTTTGTTACTGGTGATTGATTTTCTAATTGTACTGGGTTGATTGTCTCACCACTTACTGTTGTTAAAGTAGTTGTTGTATAATCATAAACATTCCAAGCTGTTGGGTCTGGTCTATCATTAGAGTCAGTAACCTTTTGGAATAATACTTTAAAGTTGTATCCGTAAAATCCAAGACCATCATATCCACCATCCTCAATTTTTCTCATATACGGTAATAAATCAGTTCCAATCATTCTGAATGAAATATCTTTATTAACCGATGTTGAGTTTGTCATCTTAACATATTTTTGACATGGAAGTGTTGATGTAAGTCCAGTTCCAGTAGAACTCTCAATTGTATATGTAATATACATTGTTTCATTTGGTGCTAACACACCTGTTGATGTCCCACCAGATGGTGCCTCTAAACCACAAGCTAATTCTGGGAGTGTCCAGTTTCTATTTGACTTATAAGAAGTTGCTGCAACTATCTCATCATCATGGAAGGATATTGCTTTAAGTTGTGGGTAAACTCTACCAACCACTCTAGGTGTTAAATTACCTACAAGTGTTGGGTCTTCGATTAAATCAATATATTCTAAATCAGATGAACCTACATATTTTGTAGTACCAGATGCTAAGAATGTCATTCCCATTGTTGTTCCAGAACCTGTAGCACCACTTCTTCTGTGATACATAAGTGTTGGGTAATGTAATTTGACTGTCTTATTGTTTGCATTATCAATGTAGAAATACTCACCGTATACATTTGAAACTGTATTGTTTGTATAGTGAATTAAAGATATTGATTTCTTAACATCATCAATCACACCTAAACCAGCAGCCTCACATATATCACCTTCTGTTGATGCCGTACCAATACATTCATATTCAAAGAATGGATTCTTAGCACCTAAGTATTGGTATGAACCAAAGTACTCATGACCTTCATATGTTGTCCCAGTGATACCAGCAAGGTCTTCACACCAAACATTGTTCATATTCCAAACTGGAAAATCATCACAAGTTACATCACAACATGAGTTAAATGATAATGTACCTGTATTCCAATAAGATGTTGTATTACCAGTGGCAATACTTTCATAAACCTCACCACCTCTATATATCGTAAATAACGAATCAGAAGCAACCTCATTAGAAAGGTTAGGTAATTCTCTATCCACAGTTATTGTTGAACCAGTACTATCTTGTACCTTGTACCATAAATTAGGTACTACTGTATCATTAGTTAATCCAGTAATTGAACCAACAGTATCATTAGTAGCCTTGATTAAGATATAATCACCAATATTTCTAGTTACCCCAGTTCCAAGTTCTAGAGTTGTACCACCACTAATACTAGTGTTAGCAATGGACCCATAATCTAAAATGTATGTACTACCAGACATTGTATTAAATGATGAGTGTGTAGTATCAGCACTAAAAAAACCTCTTTCCTCAGCTTCATTGTTTATAACAGCCTTAACTGTTCTAATGTTAGTGTTGTTTAACGCATTAAGTGGTTCTCCACTAACCTTAGTGATATATGATTTAATATTTGGTTGTTTATCGAAAGGTCTCATTATCCTTGATACACCAGAAAGTGTTACGTCAGTAGGGTTGTTGTTAACAATCTCTTCTCTATCGTAATTAATCTCAGAATCACCTATTGCCCAGTATTGGAAATTAAGAGCACCCTTGGCTAATTGCTCTCTACCTATTTGTGTTAGTTTTATACTAACAAATGGGTCGTTGTTGTTGATTATATAACTCATGTCTTATAAATATAGTTTTATATCTTATTTTATTAATAAATACTCTTAAGTAAACATTATTAGTAAGAATTAATTGAATTTGTTGCTATTCTTATTGGTATTGTCTCACTATATGCAATGCTCTGTATGATATCACCACATAATGTTTCATAATTCTTATTATTTGTTACTCTATAGTAAAGTTGTGTTCCTACAGTACCAGATACCGTTACTGTGGTGCCATATGTCATCTGTCCTACCACGTAATCTGTTTTTGCGGTACTAACTATCGTTGACATATTACCGTCACTAGCGACCTCTAAAATGAATTCACCATTTACCGCTTGTGGTGGATAACTTATATTCCAATTAATAACTGGGTTATTTTGTGTTATTCCATCAACAAAAGAAACACCAGCGTTATATGCTATCACAATGATATCACCAACTAATATTGTACCTTCAAATATTATTCTTTTTGGGTTGCTGGTTGATTGGTAAAAATCAATACCGAATGATAACATACTACCATTAACCATTACTAATATATCATTACCGTTTTTAGGTGTTAATGATACATATGCTTCATACTTACTAGTTGTTGTATTGTAATATATCTCACTACTACCTTGAGCACCTGTTGGCCCACTAAGGATACTAGTTACATCAATCGTTTCTGTTTTTAACTTAGTTCCATTATCACCAAGACTAGTATATATCACAGTTAATATATCAGTACTCTTTGTTTCTGCTATTAATTCAATAACATATGGTTCTGCACCACCAGAAAATTGTGTTATACTGTAATCATCTTCTCTAGCTAAAATCAAACCATTAAGTGATATCATAAAATCTAAACCAACGTCACTACCTAGAGTGAATACTGTTTGACCATCTTCTGGTATCACCGCATATTGTTTAATTGCTCCTATCGCACCACCAATAATAGTACTATTGAATATAGGTGTTGATGCTTCCTTAAAGATTAACATGTAAAAGTCTCTATCTGGATTATATAGACCGAACTCACTACCACTAACGTATGATGATGTGTCGTACCTATAACCAAGTTTACTAGCAAACTCAGTACAAACATCATGAACAAAATTACCCTTTATTAAATATTCACCATCTGGTTGTAGTGATGTTAATTGAATTGTTTGTTCTAATATACTTGTACCACTGAATTCAGACCAACCTATCTCATTTGATGCATATGATGCTGGTGTATGGAAATAACCTAAAGCTTCATCGTATTTGTAAATCTGATACCTAAATGTCGCATTACTTCCAGTAAATGAATCCGTATCACCTGTAAATTGGAAACTAATTTCTTTTTCCGTTTCAGTTTCAGATATAATATACGCATAAGTAGTTGCGGTTGTTATTGCAGATAAACTAACATCACAAGGTATCTTAGATGCACCACTCATTGTAAATTGAGGTGCATTAAATATGCATATATCAGAACTAGTATTAATATTTACAATACTTTTGTTTCTAACACAATCACTTGCAGTTTGGATTCGTATATTATTTTCAAAGTAACTCATTAGTAAGATATTTCTAGTGTAACAAAGTCTGTATTATTTTTTAAACCAAATGTTGGGGGAGTTAATAAATCTTCTGCTGATTCTATTTTACTAAAATCTTGTATGAAGGCTGTAAACCCTTCTAATTGTATATAATCAAATACCCCACAACCATTATCTTTTGGTCCGTAGAAACCTTCAACATTTTTAATTAAAATTGTTGTTGTTTCGAAATTATCGAAAATTACCCCTTCTATATTTTTTACTAATCTTGGCATATTCTATAAATAGTATTTAATAATACTTTAATCTTGTTATTATCCATTTGTTTTTAAATCGTTACGCTGGCAGTTTCTGAACACCCATCAATACCGTTATCATATACAGTTACCGTATATGTTTGACCAGATTGTAAGTTTATTGCTGTTTGACTAGTTTCACCATTACTCCATAAGTAAGTAACTGGACCAACTATATCACCGCTAGTATTAGCATGTGCTGAATAACCAAGTTTTGATATCGCAACATTACCTATCTCAACACTAATGGCACATTCAGTAATTGATATATCACCAGTTGATGGTTCTTCTGATTCAATACCATCATTATTCGGTGTTCCGTAGTTAACTATTCTACCAACGAATTCCGAACCACAATTCATTTGTATTATCCCAACACCTTCACATGATGGTCTAAGTAATGGTGCGGGTCTACCACTAGGTGTGTAAGTAACATTAACAAATGTTTGACCAGTAGTTGAACCACTTATTGTATCATAATATGGGTCGTTTTGTAATTCTTCAAGTTCAACATCAACATCTGATGTCCAACCAGTAGTTGGGCTAACCACACCACCACCAGAATTAGGTAATTTACATGGTAATAAGGAATACTTTTTATATGTGAACTTTTGTTGGTCAAATAGTGTATTCCCATAAACATATGTAGAACCCCAAATTGTTGTTGATGGAACCACTTGTTCTATCAAGTCAACCCAGTACGTACCAACCAGTTCTGAAAATTCCATCATAGTACAGTAATCAAATTGTGAACTTAACATATCACAATAGTCGGTACTATTCATATATCTATCATAAAGTAATCTAAGTGTTGGGTGAGATGACATTGTTTTCCATCCCTTAACATTTATAAGTTCACTTTTTAATGTATCTGTAAATTCCTTAAGTGATGTAATCTCACTAATATCAGTTGACATAAGTTCTGTTAGGTCAATTCCGTTGTCACCACATGTGGTTCCAGTAACCTCAGTTGTACCAGTTAAGATGCAGTTATTATCACTAACATAACAAAATAAGTCTTGTTCAATAGCATTTGCTGGGTTAATATCCAAATCAACTTCTTTACTATTGATTGCTAATTTGTAGTTATTTATATCGTATTGTGTATCTCTAAACCTAAGGTCAAATTCTCTACGTTCTGAATCTTCATTTGATAACCATGATTTCTTATTATCTAAAACCCTAACCATATCAAAACTTGGTGATTTGGTAACTCTAACTTCTTGACTATCAAGTTTAGTACAATCACTATTTAACTTAATTCTATCAACCAATATAGAGAAATCAACACAACACTCATTTATCTTTAATGATATTTTAATTTTTTCATTGTATAATGAATCTAAAATACTTTGGTCTTCAATTGTAGTATTAAAACTTAACCAATTAGAATCAAATGAGTTCTGAACTAGGTCTTGAATTTGAGTTGTGCCAGATTGTTGTAATACCTCTTGTAATTCAGTCATTAATTGAATTGCAACATTTTGGCAAAAAGTTGTACCTGTCTCACCACTTGCTATAAGTCCAGTATTTGGTTGGTTGTCTTGAAGGTAAGTTGATAAGTTTCCAGTTCCGATATTGAAAACTTCCTCTTCATATATTTGTGTTAATTTACCAGTATCTGAATCAACCAAGTCAACACTCATTGATACATTAAACGATTCCAATATATCAGTAACGGTTAAACATCTAATAACAGGTGTTAATTCATTTATAGTAGTTAATATTTCATCACAATTAAATTTAGATAATGTCGCTTGAGTCTCACTAATCTGTTTTGTAATCTTATCCCTAAGACCCATCTCAACACCACAAGAATTAAAAAATAAAGTATTTGTAGCGTTATCTAAATTAACTAGTTGGTTTACTTCGGTACAACTATATACACTAGTGTCAGTACCATTTGAATTAACCCAAGTATTATAATTGTTTGTACCTAATATTTGTTCCCATTGTTGAAGACCTAAATCAGTTAAACAATATTGTTTATCTACACCAAAGTCATCAAGTTTACCAGCCTTACATTCTATTACGTATGGTGTATTTTCTAGGTCTTGTTGTAATGTAAATAATTGACCCTCATAAAAATTTTGTTGTGTTACACAATCATCATATTGACTTTGTAAGTAATTTGTACCACTTTGACCTATACTTTGATTATTAGATTCTATAATTTTATTTAGGATATCAGCACAATCAAATTGCATTAAATAATCAAAAGAAATATTTAAAGTACAGTCTTCATTGTTATCTGTATCAACAACAAAAATAGCACCGTCATTTTCTATAGGATTAAGAACAAGTTTAAATGGTGCAATATCTAAACAATCTTGACCATCAGCACTCCACCTACATTTTTGTTTATCAACATCGAAAGTATATGATGGGTCTAATTTCTCACAACAAGATTTTGTCATAGGTAAAGAGTGTAGGTTTTTACCCCCAGTATCTATAAACACTGAGACCGTACCATTATCGTTTTCAACAACCTTACCACCACTACTTATAATAGTAGCCTTATCTGTACATTCATATTCTAAAAAATATCCCATTACGTTCTTTCATTTTTTATGTAAATACTAGCATCTATAAATTCAACATCATTATTTACACCATTATTCATATATTGGTCACATGGTATAATACCATTTTCTCTTGATGCATATACAGCTTCAATCCAACTAGCGTAGTTAACAACTGGTACTGGAACTGGTTCAGTATCAAATTTACCTGGCGTTAAATCCAGAGCCTCAACTTCAAATTTACCAGTAGTACTATTGTATGGTGTATAATATACTATATTAGGTTGACCAGTCAAGTCTTGAACACCAGAATCATTTAACATACAACCAGTACCAACCTCTCCAGTGTTAGGGTCTGTTATTGAAACTGGTGATGTATAACCAGCAATACAAGAACAACCCGTAGGTGTTATCGATGTTTGGTCACCATTTGGCTTTTGAAAAATTAAAAACTTACTTGAGTATGGTGCAATAATTGGTAGATTAGCCAAATCTGTTGTTGCTAATGTCCAATCACAAGTCGCAGCACAACCACATTTACCAGTTTTACAACAGAAATAACCACAGTTTAATAGTTCAACTGGACCATTAGTAGGGTCACTCCATTCTTCATCAAATACTGATGTACCACCAAAAACAACACAACATTCTTTACTAACGTATGATGTCACATAATTATTGTCAGTTATATTTCCAAATTCATCTACATTTTCGTAAGTAAATTGCATTTCATCATATTGACCATCTGTGATATCAACTAATCCATCGTAACATGCTATATTTGATGGTTCTGACACCTTAGGACATTCAACATCTATTTTCAAAGCATAATCATCTTCAAGTACATCACACCCACAATCTGTTGTTTCAGCTGCTGATGGGTCTGGGTCAACTACCTTTGTTGTTGTTACTACAACACAATCAGATAAATCAACATCACCTTCACTTACAACATCTACAAAATAATCACCTTCGTATGAATTTATCGTACCAGATTCATAATTTGTAAATAAATTAGTAGTACTAGTTGTTGTAGTTGTAGATGTAACAGTAACCGCTGAGAAATCTGGTATTAAGTTGTTAAATTGGTTAATAAATGCAGCACCACCATCATATGGTCCAACATGTGGGTTATTACCAGTTAAAATATCTATGGTAGAACCACTACCAGCAGTTTGTCTATACCAACGACCACCCTTTTGGAAATACATATTAGGGTTATTGTTTGGTACTCTTGGATAACCATCAGAATCAATATTATAAAGGTCAATATCTGTTGGTAAACCATTTTCTTCCAATAATATTTTAAATAAATCAACGTCTATTTTATTCTTGGCTAAGTATATAAACTCATTAAACTCAATTAAACCATCTGGTGCCCCTATGAATTTAAATAAAAACTCAATTGACTTTCTAGCACCCTTAGATTTCCAAATCCAAGGTGAATTAAGGATTATTCTTCTCCACATCTCAACTTCTGCCTCAACTGCTGTATAACCTCTACTCATACCAGAGTATGTAGATGGTGTTGATGTCACATAATTCTTAAGTAAGTCATTTTCTAATACAGATGATACTAAATCCCAACCCATTGTTCTAGCAATATATTTTAGAATTGCATCTGGGGTGTTATTCATTTTATCATATGATACAGTATTCGCATATTGAATACCGTCAATATACCTCTTAATTTCATCGTATTCTCTACCATAAATCTTAAGGGTTCTATTCATTTTTTGACCAGCGGTTTCTTCTTCTGAACCATCACATCTAGGAACGGTATCAAAATCAGATATTGCCTCAGCAGTAAGGAATCTAACCATAAGATTGGTCTTACTCTCATCAAAATCTGTAGAAATCTTAATTAAGTCACTAACAAAATCAGCGTATTCAGTAGTGTCAAAATCAATATTATAACCATCTGATACTGGCCAAGTTATTGTTTTTGTGTTAAATACAATTGAACCATTATCTGACTTATATGGGAATTTATAAGTTGATTTATACTTAGGAACTGTAAACCTATTAAGTAAATTAGATTCAAAATCTGGAAGAGAATTAAAAAACCCATCCTCTTTTAATTTATTAGGTTTAATGTGGAACTCGTTAGTTGTTGTTGTACCAGTAATATCATAAAATGGATTACCTTTAACCTTTAAGTATATATAGTCATCTGTTAATGATGTTGAACCCGTAAATTCTAACACAGAAAATTCTGTACCATCTCTTAATACACTATAATCTAAGTAATTAACAGTTAGGTTCCTTAAATTATTCGTTTCGTTAAATGTATCTAAGATAGAACCATTAGTTAAGTAATTTATCTGATATTTGTTGTTTATTACTGATGTACTTACTTTAAAAGTACTCTCATTAACTAAACTATTGTAATTATAATCCTCAAGTGTACTATAATTAGCATAAATACCAACAATAGGTGACATATAAAGAGATGCTGGCCATTTAGTGATGATTTCCTCCAAAGAAACTCTAACGTACTCTAAAAGACTACCAAAATAAGCGTAATTACATAAATCACTCTTATCTAAGTTTAATTTAACCTCAGCATTATTAGTTAATAGAATTTGACTTTCCTCTAAGGTTAAATCTAAATCACAAAGACTAACAAAATTAGAGAATTTATTACTTGTGAATATCTTATTAGGTTTTGAATCTAAGGTTGTTGTAATTTGGAAGTTACCAAGGGTGAACACGGATGACCCATCGGTTTGTTGTAAACCAACTAAATCATCAGAGAAGTTTCTATATTCAATATTACCATTAAAAACTTGCTTCTGTGCATACCCAACTACCTTAATCCTATCGTTTGCCATTTATTTATATATTTGTTATAGTATTAAATTCTTTATCTATATTAATATTATCTCTCTCTTCTTTTACTTCATATAATGGTTTACCACTGAATCTATCTTTGATTTCATATAGATTATATTGCTTATAAATATCATTATTAAAGTTGTATATAGTATAAATACCATCTTCCAGAGATTTTGTTTGATTTCCAAACAATCCATAAGCTAAAGTTTCAATATCATGGTCAACCATTTCAATCTCAAGCATCACTGGGTTGAAAAAAGTGTTGGTAATAATAACTTCTTGGTTTGGTGAACCAATATTAGGTACAACATTAGGTTTAACATTACTAGCTGAACTAGGTGTTAGTGTACAGAACGTAAGTGTTGAATTATCATTGAATCTGTAACGAATAGCCTTTTGACTTGTATTTGTAAGGTTTTGATTTACTGGTTCTGCTTTATTGTTACTTGTTATGATTCTAAATAAATTATGAATCTTAGCATCACCAACATTAGCAGTATCTAAATACTCAACTCTATATCCCGTTAAACCACCATTATCGAATCTAGATATAAATCTACTATCAATTTGTGATAAATCAAATACCAACCCTTTAATATCTGGATATGCAGACAATACACCACAATCAACAATTCTAGTTCTTATTTCAACTGGTTTAATCATTATCGTGTAAAACCCTTTAGCACTGAAATCAGTTACTGGTAGTTTAAGTGTATACATACCGCCAAATAATTGAAATCCTGTAACGTTAGAATCGGCCTTTGATGGGTCGTCTATTGGTATCAAATAATCCGATGGATTTTGAACCTTAGTTAATGTACCACCTTGTATATTTCTACTAGGGGTGTAATGAATGAATATATCCACATCATTTGGTGAAATATCCGCTGGTCTAACTATTCCATAAGTTCCTGTTGCCATATTTTAATTTTTTATTGTTTTACTAGTCTATAAAAACCGTTATTATATCTTTCTAAGTGCTCAAGACTCTCAATTTCTGAAAATCTTAGGTGTTTTTCGAACACAGTTGTTGCACCTCTATCAATAAATACATCGCTATACACTTCTGGTGGTTGTGTAATACCAAATAAATATTCTTCCTTCGTTATTGCTGATAAAGATGAGTTAGTTTCGTTCCAACCTTCACCAGTAAATTCCATTGCCGTTAAGTTAGTAGTCTGTGAAAAACCTAAAGAGTCAATTGTAGTTCTTGTTAACCCAGTACCAAAATCTTTATATAGGATACCAGTACTTTGATTACTTGTACCTATATTAACATCATCGTTAGCATCAAAAACATATGTTGTTGCTGTTAATCCAGTTAAGTTTGGTGCATAACTAGAGCTACTTAATCCTTTACTTGTTACCCTAGTCTTACCGTCTATAGTTGCACCGACATAGTTGGTATACGTTGTTTTCTTAATATCAAAACCAGCAATATAATGTTGTGTTTTTTTATAACCCTTAACATCAGTTATTTTAGAATCAGTCGCACCAGTAATCTTATTAGCATAAGCAAAGTAATCATCCAATTCCTTACCAGTAACTCTTAATAGTCTTTCATCTGTATTTGTCGTTGGTGTTGCTGGTTGTGTCCCAGTCATAAACGGAAAGGTGATACCAGATAAAGATAGTTTATTAATTAATATTGTGTAGTCTGGTGGTGTTAAAGTTTTATCTTCTTCCTCAAATACAATATCAGTAAACATACCCATATCGTCAGCGTTTTGTGTTAACATTACCTTTAAATAAAAAGTATCAGCAGTCATCGTACCATATGGTACTGTACCACCAGTATATCTAACTGTTGCTGGTTCAAATGATATTTTCCTCTTAATTACTTCCATTACAATGCTTGTATTTCATAAATATCGATAGTTACGGTATTTCCAACACGAGTTACATTATTTGAGTAAGTTTCATCGATAGCGTAATAATAACCAACACTATTTCTATATAAAACGTATTTAGTGTATAACTTATGAACTAAGTCTTCAATGTAATACGGTGTACCTTCTGTCATCATGTTTGTAGACTTCCCATTGGCCGCATTATTAAATCTGGCCCTCATATACAATTCTTTCGGTAAAGTCTCTGTAACCTCATCTCTGTAATTGTATACATAAAACCCCTCAGCAAAACCATCTGGGTTTATAATTGGATTGGTTAACATGAATGTAATTGGAATCTGGTTCGCTGGTTTAGGTAGGCCAGATGGTTGAGTATCATTACTTGTTATTCTAGGGTAAACATCAATTACTGATAAAAGTCTTTGGTCAGTTGGTCTATCTGAATCATAAAATGAAAGATTAAGAAATGAATTCTCAAATCTCTTTTTACCAAACTTAATATCATCATCACTAATATCAATATCACCGTACACACTAGGTGCTGATGGGAAACCAACCGAATTTAAAAATTTAACATTATAAACTAATGTATCTATTGGTTGATATATTGATGTATTATTAATATTTGGAAAATAGATAGGTGTAAACCTAGCCTTCTCATAATCTTGAATTGGATTAATCGCTTTCTCAACTTCAACATCAACAAACTTTTTATCAACCAATTCTGCTTGGTCAGTCATTTGTGGTGTTAAATTAATTGGTATATTGATGAAGGTATCTGTTATACCAGTTAAATCAGATACTCTTATTTGGTATTTAGCAGACATTATTAGTAAGGTTTGTAGTAAAGTTATCAACCATCTGAATCCCAGATGGGTCAGATGATATCGGTTGTGAATAATACAAACCAAAGTACCCAAATGGGTCTTGTCTCTTAAGTGTAACACATAGGTTATCATGTATATAGTGAGCACCATTTAAAAATGGATAGTTTACAGGACTTTCTTGCCCTTCATCATACCCAATACTCAATAAGTCTCTCCAAAGCCATCTACCGTCACCTAAGTCCTCAGCATAGTCTGGAATACCCTCAGTTGATGCATCACCTTGTTCTATATATGTTGAGAAGTTTCTGATTATGTATGGATAATGTGCTTTATAGTAATAACCTTCTTCTCTAGGACCACTAGCAACGGAAGAACCACCACCAACTCTATTCACTGTATTAAATCTATGGTGAACATCACCTAATATTGTTTCTTTAACTCTAAATCTATTATATTCTACAACATCACCATAAAAACTATTTGCGTTAATTGTTAGGTTATTTTCTAATGGTGTATGACTAAGTGTTGGTAACCCAGTACCAGCAGAACTATCATGAATTCTTCTAATATCTGGAATACCTTGTTTAAATGTGGTTGAGTTTGTTGCTTGAACACTTGGCATATATGGAACCTCAATACCAGATTTAATAGATGTGAATCCATTGAACCCAGCACCTTGTGCATTGTCATTACCTTGAGTTTTGATTATAGTAACATATAATTCTGATAATGGTCTACCAAGATTATCTCTTAAATCACTAATATCTATATCCTCATTTATAATCATTTGACATACACCGTCATTATAAATGTTATTTGCAAATGCTAATGGATAAATTTCATAATCATCATTTTCCATTTTAGGTGTTGTTCTCATTTTAACTTTTTCGAACACTCTAAAATAATAATCACTTTCTTGACCACCAATCACATTTTTAAACCTACTGTTTATACCAATAACAATATCATTAGGGTTTACATCAATTACAAAATAATAACCCTTTAAATCACCATTATCCAATCCGATTCTTTGTACTAGATAATCACCATCTAAATTTGTTCCAGTTATTCTAACCGTACTACCTTGTTCAACATTATGTAAAACTGGTAATCCTATTGCAGTCATGGTTCTTCTAGATACCTCAACTGAAACCTTATCAAAGATTAATAGACCACCAGTAGTTAATGCAGTATCAGCACTACTACTAGGGTACGTAACCGTTGCTTCCCAATTCTTAGTTGGGTTTTGATTAGAATCTAAATTTAACCTATCTGGTTTAAATGAAAATCTTCTTCTTTGTGGTTCCATATCAATGAAATTGCAAAGACCATCTGACCAAGGATTTGGGTCATAATAACCGAACCAACCATTAACCTCTTTTAAATGTTTATTAACCGATTCTTTATATGTTAAATCCTCATTATCATTAACACCATTATCTGTTGAACCCATTGGTGGGTAAGTTTGGTTCCTAAATTCATATGTATCAAAACTAGACCAACTACCATTACCAGAAATATTGAATAACGCATTACTCATTAATGGTCTAATCGTTGAAACTAATCTATAGTATGGTGATGTTTGTCTCTCTTTATCAAACCTTTCACCAACATCAACTATGTGATTAATCTCACCAACTGGTAAAGTAGCCTCACTATTCACCATTTCTAGTTTCATGTAAGTATCTACATTTGTCGATTTTTGAGACTTCTCACGACCTAATCTATGTTTAATTCTATCATCCATTATATTATAGTTACACTAGAACTTAGTTTTTCACAACCTTTATCATCAATTACTTTACAAGTCCAAACAGTATCACAGTCAGTGCTAGGTACAGTTGGGGTTGCGGTAGCTGCACCTTGATTGGCAGTACCTAAGATATTACCATCTCTATACCATTTATAAGTATAAGATGAATCCCATCCACCACTAACGGTTGCTGTAATTGTTGTTGGTGATTGGAAAGTTCCAGCACAACCAACGGTTCCATCTAAAGCAATGCTTATGGTTAATTGAGATGTTGGGTGTTGTAAAGTAAAGTTAATAGGTGTTGTTTGTACTGAACAGTTGTTTGTAGTTTCAATTAATTCGTAAACAGCAGATGTTGATGTCGCTTGAATTGTTGGTAATGTAATAATCGTTCCATTAGCCACACCAATTGTTTCTGTATAAACAACAGTACTACCTCTTTTAATAATAAACGGACCATCAACCCAAACTTGGAATTTAGGTAATATATCTGGATTAGTATTAACCCAACAGTAATCTTCTGGTATGTATTCTATTTTTTGTGGTGCTGATGGTACGTGTCCCTCACCAGGTCTGAAATCAGCCGACACTGTAATATCACAACCCTCATCATCAACCAATTCAAATTCATATCTACTATCCTTATGTAACGTTGTCATTACAGCAGTTGTTGTTCCAGCTAGGAATGTTTGTGTTATTGGTGGTATACTTGTGTTTACTATATTATTAGTGTTGTTTAATACTCTAGATGTAATCGTAAATCCACCATTAGCAGTAACCGTAAAACTAGGGTATATATTTTGAGATTGTACTGGATGTGACCAACAGTACCAACCACCATTGTATGATATTGTTGGACTTGTTGATGGTCCTATCACAACAGAATCAGTATCAACTTGTGGTGTTGGTAGTTGCGAATCGGATATTGTAATATTATAAGTACCTGGTAATAAACTATTTAAATTAGTAAAAGATGATGAAAAAGGAACAATCGTACTAGGTGAACTATTCGATGCTGAGTTACTAGATGAAATATTTATCGTATATGGTGGTGTGCCACCAATTGAACTATTTAACGCTAAAGTAATCGTTCCGTTATCTTGACCACATTCTGTATCTGCCCAAGTTGTTAAACCTTGAATTGAAAGTGTTGGTGGTTCATTAATTGTTACACCTGTAGTTGGGTTAGTACAAGTTAATGTACCTGTTCCGTCTTTAACATCTACGACCCATACACCAGAAGGTTTTTGAATTTGAGTTGATGAACCAACCATTGTTATATATGGTGCACCATTTATACTATATGAGTATGGTGAAATACCACCAAATGCATTAATCGTAATTGTACCATTACCACCATTACTAGTAGCATCTGTCGCTATTACAGAACAACTAAATGTTGCTGGTTCATTTAAAGTGTATGTGACTGTAGATGTCCCACCATTAGCATCTGTAACTGTTAGAGTGTAATTACCACCACAAAGATTTGTTAAATCTCCAGTTAATGGAGATACTTGTGTGTTTGTATAACCGTTAGGTCCCGTCCAATTATAAGTGTATGGTGCATTACCACCAATGACAGTTATATTTATTTCACCATCACAAACGCTAGGTGCTGTTGGGTTTTTTAAACTAACTAAATTAATTGAGAAGTCATTAGATTTTGGTGTGTAACAAGTTGTGAAGTATTTCCTGTTCATTAAGTCCAATGCAGATTGACCTGGCATTGTACCAAAGTAAAAATAATAAGAATTCTTAGATTGAACATAACCCCCACCAGCAATTCCAGTAGTTGGTGTCCAATATGGTTGACCATTTGTGGTACCCCTAAAAATTCTATATTCTTGTCCTATAGTTGTTGAATTTAAATTTCCAGTAGAAAGTCCTATACCAAACCCTGTATTGATACCATAAGGTATACCACTCCAAGAGTTTAATTTACCAGCACCATCATTTTTATTTAATGAATAAAATATATCTCTAACTCTACCAGCATATGGTTGGTTTAAATCATTATCGTCAATATAACAATCAGCATTAACTGTTGGTTGGTTATTTGAGTCTAATTGTGCCTCGTCAATATTAACACCCCACTCACAAATCCTTTTTAAACTATCACATCTAGATAACCCACCAATTTGACCAACAACAAGACCTCTACAATCAATATCAAAGAACAAACCAGTTGAACCATTCCCACCTGTTGATGTCATTCCACATGATGTTTTAATATTAGTATTATTACCGTTATCATCTATTAGATATTCATCAGTGTATGATGGTCTCTTATATGTTGTTGGTACTAAGAATTGTTGTATCTTTGGGATACCTTGCCAATCACAATCAAATACTGAACCTAAATGAACCAATTCAGTTGCGAATAACTTATAACTAACTTTACTGGCGTATGGTGCATAGTAAAGGTTTTCAACCTCATCACCATTTGGTAATCTAGTTGTTACTTGTTTTATAAATCCTTCATCAATATATTGTTTAGTTACACTTTTAACAGAATTCCTATCATCACTACCATCAACACAAGTGTCAACAAACCAACTCTTATCACACCCATTGTCAGAATCTGATGAACCACAATCAGCATCACAAAACTTTTGTTTACCTCTTTTCTTTTTCTTATATTTTAACATATAAGTATATAAAGTACCATTAACCCAATCATTGTAAAAATCAAGTTCAAACATATTTAATGCTTCTGCTAACTTTATTGATTGACAATCTGAAAAACCAGCACCTACCGTACCATGACCAACATGACCTGTTGTGTTTGTATTACCACAACTATTACCGAAGGTACTCCAATGTTGTATATTTTTACCGTTTGATGCATTAGTCCTAGCAGCCCAACATCCAAGTTGAGTTACACCAATACCATTTGGATTATTATCACCAGAACCAATAGCTGCACTACTTGAGTTTATAGTTGATGGATTACAATCACAACCTGGTGCATATACCTGTCCATCACAATCAAGGGTTATACAAGGAACATATGGTAATGTACTCTCACAAGGACAAGTATTACTACTTGAATTGTATTGACCAGTTATACAACCATTCTCAAGACAATTATCCTTATTGAAAGTACCAAGTGTTAATACTTTAATTAAACCACATATGACCTTGGCAAAAGCGAATATTATTTCACAAATACCCTTAAGGAATAGATTTAAAAATTTAATGAATATATTAACAAATGAAATTACTGTTGAATTTATTAAATAGATTATTAAAGTTATTATATTGATAATTAAACAAAGAATACTAAATAATGGATTAAAGTCAGTGTCTACTCTATTGTAAGGGAATGGATTCTTAATTCCACTACAATCATCAACATCTTTTATACCAGTCATATTTCTATTATCTGAACAATTACCAACACATGTTGTTTGAACTCTAGGAATGAAATTAGAAACAGAATAAATCTTATTCCAATGAAAATCTCTAAAGTGAGCATCACTTGTATTTTCATCAAAATTATAATCTAAATTACTTGACCCTATTGGATTGTGAGGAACTAGATACTTTGCAGTTGTCCTAAGTCTACCTTCATCACCACTAATGTCTTTACTGATTCTAAACCTAACTCTTGCTCTTGTTGGTAGTCCCTTATTGGGGTCATCAGATGGTACTAGGTTACCAAATTCATCAGTAACCATAACATCTAAGTTCATTGGAACTTGATAAGCCCAAGAGCCGAACTCATTTATCACCCTACCACCTTCTACATCGAAACGTTCTATACCGCCATCTAACGTCCTTCTAATCATTTCTATGGTACCTTCACCAGTATCTGTCTCACATATCCTACCAAAGTCTTTTCTAGGTCTACAATTCTTATTAATTGAATTCTTTTCTGAATCAGAAAAAAGACTCCCCATAAAGATTGCAGATGGTACTATTCTTTTTTTAAGGTCAACATCAACTCTACTTATGCCAATATCACATTGTTCTTTATCACCCCAGAATGGTTGCACATTAACACCTTTCTTAAATGATTTGATTTGGATTAACTTATCTAAGTCTTTATCGCTCTTAAATTTTGTTGGACTTTCAAATCTCTTTTGGGATTCACCTTCTGAAATATAATCATAAGGTTTTTGTGATGCTACACCTATATCTGAAAGGTCAACATCAACATTAAGGACATGACTACCTGTTGGAACACCAAATAACATAAAGTCACCAGCATCATTGGTTGTTGTGGTGAATTTATAATACTTATCATAAATCTCTAAAGAAGTGTCATTATCGATTACTTCTCTTTTGGTTGGAAATGTACCGACTGGGGTAAAACATTCATCTGATGTATTTGAAGTACCTTGTAATAGATTATATCTAATACCTTCACTATCTTTATCATCAATATTTTTAAATGGGTAAAGACCAGCAATTTCTGAATCTTCCTCATCTTCATCAGTTAGTGGAACAAAAATGGATACTTTAGCATTAGGAATACCAAATCCGTTGTTAACAATTACTCTACCAACAACAACACCATAATCAGAACAAAATCTTGCATACGCTTCCGCTTGAGATATCTTTAATGATAGAATCTCAATAAAATCGAAATCTTGCTCTAGTTTTACCTTAAGGTATGAATCATTACCATTAGGGGTTGTTCTTATTCTAACTGTTTTTGACATTTATTACTACACTTTATCTACCTTTTCGTATATCTCGTATTCATCTGGTTTATTGGAGTCTAAGTCCTCGTAATCTTCTGGGTGTTCTTCCTCTACTTTCTTTTTACCAATACCTAAAGTCTTAGCAACACTTAATAATGTTGGTGTAAGATTAATCTCACCGTTATTAAGTATTATTGTCTTGAACATTAAATAAACCACAAAAAGCATAATTAAAGGTGTGGCAAGTAAAGAAATAGCAAATATCAATATTCTAATACTGTAATTGAATATTTGAAACCCAACATCAGTTGTTTTAGGTTCAGTCTCTACCTTTTCACCATTTTTATGGAAAACACTTAACGTATTTTTATCTTTGTTTTTACAACTTTCGCAACTCATTTTTTAATTTTTTATTAATATTATAACACTAATATAATCAAATAAACCTTCAAAGGAAATGTTTATAGGGTCTTAACTCTAACTAATATATCTTTATTTGGATACTTAACTTCAAACATAGTTGTTGATTCACCAAATAAAGTAAATTGACCTAATAAATCAATCTCTCTTGTTGATTCATCTAAGTATGGTTGTGCTATCTCATTCATTGAGTATTCACCATCACCTATTTTGTTAAAGATTCTCATCTCAATTACATTCAATACACCCTTAACATTGTTGATTATTTCCATTAACTCAGCCAAATAAATATTATCACCCATTTCAAAGTTATTAACATCCATATAGTCAGTTACTTGTGAAATAACCTCACTCATTATTTGTGATTGTGGGAATTGCTTATCAATGAATAAATCTATTTCAAATGAAAGATTAACAACTCTACCATTATCTACCTCAACATAATCATTAACCATTCTATAATCAGCAAGATATGTTGCTATATTATCTCTAAGTGCTTGTGTTGATGAATTGGTTAATTTTGAATTACTATCTAAACCTAATACGTAAACCTTAATTTTATTTTGTTCTTCAAATACCCCAGCTCTGAATGGAACACCAAATTCACCTGGCATCAGAGAAATCCTAGATTGGTAATCCTTAAGAGTAACACATCTATTTTGTGCTGCGAAATTATACCTTATAAGATTTCTAAGTTCTTCAATCGATGGTTCGTTTTTACCACCTAACGCTGGTATTGGATTATTAACCTTTAATGATTTTGATACATTGTCGTTGATAATTGGACTACTACCGTTAACTGTCATGTTAACAATACCCTTTGTATTAATAGTATTAGGTCCAAGATTCGTATCACTACCACCACCAACTCTATATTGAATGTACATTGTATGATTAGGTGGTAAGGTAACACCTAACGATGTATTATTGATAAAATCACCAATCTTATTCACTAATGATTTATTTGTATCGAATTCACATAATGAAGATATGTCTTCTGAACCACCACCAAATATTATCTTAGTGAAACCTAAATCAGTATATTCTCTAATGAAACGTCTATCTACTGAGATAAACTTACCTGGCATTACACCCGAATTATCGGATGATTTCGTATTATCATAAACAAACACCTTGTCCTCAGCCAAAGCATCCATCTCATACCATCTCAAATCAGTATCTAGAAATTGGTCTAACGTTGGTGATTTGGTGTAATTAGTACCTTCTAACGTTATAATAGATGAAATCGATGTTACATCATTATCTGGTAAAATAACCTCTAAAAATGGTCTAGAATCGCTTGGGGTGATTACTCTCTTAAAAACCTTTGTAACACCATTCGTTACCATTTCTCTTTTAGTAACTTTATAATTTACAATATTACCATTTGAATCTTCTGTTGGTATGACTAATCTATTTGGAATACCACCAAGTGTAAATGGGTCACCAAAATCAATATCATTCATATTTTCAAATACCTTACCAGCACCAGATACTTGACTACCTTGTCTTATTACTGGAGCATATGAAATATCAAAACTATCACCTAATACTGGTATCGTTACTGTGTAATCTACGATACTTACGGATGGTCTTCGACCTGGTACCTTTAAACCAAACGTCCTAGCCATCGATAACATAGATTTTCTTTCTTGTGCAAAATCTATTTGAGTTTCTTGAAATGTTCTATCAGTGTTAAATGATAACATATCACCAACAGCCGCATTTAATTCTAAAAGCATCATACCAACAGATGCATCATTGAAATCATTGAATATGTCTGGGTAGTATTGTCTTGCGAATTGGATTAACTCTGTTCTTATGTCTGAGAAGTTCCTTGATGAATAATTTATTTTCTTTGCCATATTATACGTTTATTATTATAAAGTCTGTTGATACGAAAACATCATCAGTTACTGTGTAATCGATTCTAACTGTTGCTGCGTATTCACTAACTTCACTTTCTTCAATATTAACTTTGTTGACTTGTAAGTTAGGTAAGTATTTCTTAACTTTTTGACTTAT